CTCAGCCAGCTTCTTGAGGTTGAGCAGCTCCTGTGCGTTTGGCGTGTTGTCCAGGCTGCGGTGGTCAGTGCAAGTCAACTCAGCGAGTGTGAAGTGCGGTGTCATTTGTTCCTCGCTGATATTGCCTTGGCCTTGGCCTTGGCGTCAGCTTTGGAGCTGGCTCCCCAAGCATTGAGACTCAGCAGCAGCCGGGTGGGTTTACCGTCCTTGTACTCTGGTCCATCGTTGCCGCCCATCCGTGCGAGGAAACTGGCTCGTCGAGGATTGTCACCAGACTTGACGGGTGGCTTGATGTTTTGCCCAGCCGCCTTGAGGCTTGCCCGTCCAGCAGCATTTAACCCGCCCTTGGGGTTCTGTCCTTCCTTGCGCTGCCAGGCTGGAGTTTTCATTTCTTTTTGGCTGTCTTGGCGGCTTGCTTGAAGTCCTTGGCGCTAGGCGCTGCCTTGCTGCCGACCTTGTTCATCTTTTCCTTGGAGCCAGCGGCGATACGTGCTTGCTTGGCGTTGATGTTGGCATAAAGTCCAGGTTTCATAGTTATTTCCTTGAGAGTAAATCTGTCTTGGCTTGGCTCCCGGCAGAACTGCCAAAATAATAAGCAATGATGCCCGTCCAGGCGGTTCCGAGTGACCCCAGCATCATCAGGATGGCGGGGTTGTTGGAGTCAATCTTGTTGAAGAACATCATCACCATGATTGAGAAGAATCCCAGGGTCACAACAGCAGCCAGGATTGGCGGCATCATGGACCGGGTGGCTGATTGCATATCTCGTGCGGATTTCCTGTCCTCCACCTCCAACTTCTCAAAGTTCAAGCCGAGTTCCTGCGCTTGCTTTTGCAGCTCAATCTCAGCCAGCTTGACCTGGGCGATTTGGTCAGCAGTGAGCTTGTTGCTGCTGATCAGGTCGCCCACCTTCTCGGGGTCCACGCCAATGGCCTTGGAGATGGCGCTTACCGCCATGCCAGCCAGGGGACCGCCCAATGCGGTGGCGATCGTCGGTGCAATCTGTTTGAGCCAATCCATTACTTCTTCTCCAGCTTGGTGTTGATCACAGCAATCTCTTGTCTGTTGTGCATGATGTCATCGCGGTTCTTTTGGATTTCCTTTTCCAAGTCCTGTCGCAGCTTTTCCCTTGCCAACTCAGCGCCACTGTTGCTGGCTTGCTTGTTGTCGCTGGTCACCACCAGACTGATCTTGCTGTTGAGGATAGTCACCTCATGGCTCAAGTTGGACAGGGCGCTCATCAGATACACAACGCAGGAGAACAGCAACGGCAGTATCGCAAACGTAGCCTTCTCAATTAGTGCGCCTTTGTCGTCATTCATCTTCCATCTCCAACAATTTGCCAGGTCAACCAGGCTACCAGGCCAACTATGGATGACACCAGCGCAGACCATAAACCAAAATTCACAATGTCGCTGATCTCTTCTGCCCTCACCGCCTTGGCGTGAGCTGCTTCAGCCTCTGCCTTCTTTCTCTCTGTCACCATCCTGTTGCGCTCCAGCATGATGGCGTTCCACACATCGTCATTGCCTGACCAGATTAGCATCTGTTTCAATTCCGCTTCTGCATCTTGCAATTGCTTGAGCTGCATCACTGTCTCAAATGCCACCGCCGTATCGCTCTGCCCAAACCCCTTGGGTTTCTTCTTCACCGCTTCCTTTGCAACGACATCCTTGGCCTCAAAGAACTTCATCAAGTCGCCTGAGATGGCGTTGATGTCCTTGCCCATCTTGATAGCGGCTTGCACTCCTTTGATTGCACCCTGCGCCACTGCAAAGGCGGTTAGCGGGTCAATCATTTCTTGTTCCACATTTCAAACAGCGTTTTGATCTTCTCCTCTAACACTGCCACCCGCAAGTCGAGTTTTGCCAGGACGATTATCAAAGTGATGATCGCCAGCAATATAGGCCATGCTTTCGACAGGATGTCGAAGAAATCCATAATCAACGATGCAGCGTGAGGCTTGCATAGACGATTGCCGACATGGAAAAGATAAGCACCCCGGCAGTCTTGATGAGGATGCCCTCAAGCCGCTTTAGCCGTGCGTTGATCTGCTCGTACCTCTCGGCGCAGACCGCTTCGTGGCTGCTAAATTGTGCTTCAAGGCTCACGGCTGGCTCCAAGGTGTGCCAGTGGCGGTTACGGGGTTCTTTTGCAATGCAATCCGCTGTGCCAGTGCTGCCTCAGTTGCGTCCTTGTCCACGCCTGATGCGTAGCACCAATCCAAGACTTCTTGCATCGTGACGCTGGCATAGGGGATAGTGGGTGTGCCTGCCTGCCATGAGCAGGTTGACCAGATGGATGCGGTGTAGCCCTCGTCTACTGCTGTGGCAGTCCAGTGGGCCGTAAAGATGAAACCGTTGGCGGTTTGGTAGTCGGTTTGGGTGATTGTCCAAGTGGTGGTCATGCTGTCTCCAGTGCGGTGATACGGGCGGTGAGGGTTTCAATTGTTGCAAGTGCTTTTTGCAAAGACATAACGGTTATCGCCAAAACAGAACGGTCATAGTAGCCCCAAGGTTTGCCTTCTTCTGGTTCTGGTGCTGCTTCTGGGCCAATAGCAGCATTGACGTTTTGTGCGTAGAAACCTAGCTGCCTGTCACTGCCAAAGGTTTCTTTTCTCTCATCGTTGTAGTACCAATATCCCGGCTCTAGCTTTTTAAGCATTGCATCTGTGTCAACAGGTACACCATCTTTAATTTTCCATGTTTCGTCCGACACAGAGGATATAACACCAGCGGCTGAGAATGTTGCTGCGCCAGCACCATATGCTGACATAGTAACGATACCGCTGGACTCAATACGCATCCGTTCAGTTGGTGCTGTATCGGTTGTTACGCTTCTTGTGCCAAATACTAAATCACCCTTTGAATATCCTGCCGCACTTGTAACAATATAAGAAATATAAGATGGCTGAAAATCATTTCTTAAACCCAAACTGATTTGAGATAGGTTGCCCACAACTATATTATTGTCATTGCTATCAATAGACAATCCAGAACTTGCTGGCGCACCCAATGTGCTTACATTTCCAACACTTATGTTTAATTTTGCAGTTGTTAAAGAAGGGCTTACACCTATAGTTAGCCGACCGCTGCTGTCCAGTGTCAAGCTGGTCGCTGGCGCACTGCCTGAGAAGCTGTACGCTGTGCCGCTTGTGCCGCCGCTTAGTGTGCCCGTCAAGGCAAGGCTTGTTCCTGTGGCTGCACCGAGTGCCGGGGTGACTAGGGTTGGGGTGTTGTCTAGCACCATCTTGCCTGTGCCTGTCACTGCATTGGTCAGCGTAACCCCGCCGTAAGTCAGTGCCGCTGACAGTGTGGTTGCTCCCGTCACGCCCAAGGTTGTACTGGCTGTGATGGCCTTCGCCGCCAGGGTGGTGTTGGCAACAGTGAGAGTGCCAGTGGCAGCGCCAACATTTAGAGCTGTAGCAGCTCCAGCCAGGTTGACGGTGGTTGCCGTGGTGTTGACCAGGGCAAAGGTTGCTGATGGCGTGGTGAGTCCTGTGGTGACTGCTGGTGATGTCAGGTTGGTGGTGCCTGTGCTGGTCAGCGTCCCGGTGACCGCCAGCGTCTTGCCAGAGCCGACATTGAGTCCCACGCTGGTGCCTGTGCCACCCGCCGTAAACAATGCATCGACCAAGTCTAGGTCCGCATTTACCTTATTTCCCCAACTGTCGGTGCTGGCTCCAACCTCTGGCTTAGTCAGCAGTAGGTTGGTTGTGGTGGTATCTGCCATTTTTAGCTCCTATCAAACAGGTGTCCAAGTTTCAGAATTATCTGCGATTGCAGTCCAAGTCTCTGCTGTATCGCTTATTGCCGTATACGTTTCTGCCGTGTTGCCAATCGAGATCCAAGTCTCTGCAGTGTCGCTAATTGCCGTGTAGCTCTCTGCCGTGTTGGGGATAGCACCCCAGCCAAATCCAAAGACGATGCCCACCGAACCAGTGGCTGCATTCCCGCTAACCGCAGCCGCCTTGCTGTGACCCACATTGCCAACATTACCCGTTGCCCCATTACCCGTGATGGCCTGGAACACCAGGACTTCAGAGGGCATCGTCTGCACAGCACCTGTTGCCGTGTTGCCTGTCAAAGCCCTGCTCACACCAACACCAACAGAACCAGCCGCACCAGCAGCTTGGTTGCCGTTAACGTCAACCGCCTTGCTGTGATTGACACTGCCAACCGCCAGGGTTGCTGCATTGCCTGTCACAGCCTTGGCTGCTGATGGCGTTACCGAGTCAATCGCACCTGTAGCCTGGTTGCCTGTAATGCCAACCGACAACGTGAGCGTTACTGTGCCAACATTGCCAGTGGCAACAGTCCCATCCTCCTGGACGGACCTGTCAGCCAGCAGCGTACCAACATCACCAGTAGCCGTGTTGCCGCTGATGACAACATTGCCTATGCCATAAACACCAAGCCCGTAGTAGCCTGTTCCATAAGCAGCCATGCTGCCCCCTTGCTTACGCCAGCCTGATCAGGCCAGTGCTTGCGTCATTAGTTGGCATGGTCAGCGTGAATGTCCCGGCAGTCACTGTCTGACTGCCAAAGGTGTGGACACTGACTGCCTTGTTTGATTGAGTGCTGTTGTAGATCAGAACCGCATCAAACGCTGTGGACAACGTGACAGAACTGAATGCAATGCTGGCGCTAGGCGTGACAAAGGCAGTTGTACCGCTGGTGCTTGGCGCAGTGCCAAAGGTCACAGTGACGCCGCCTGATGTGTAGCCAGTGCCTGACACTTCATTGGTTGCGCTGAATGCGGTGGTGCTTGCGTTGACAGTTGCCGAGGCCAGGTACAGCGCAGCCTTGAAGGTGTCGGCAGCGGTTGACCCGCGGGTTACGCCAGTGCCAAAGTTGTGGTGTCCCACCAGCAGCTCGCCCTTGAAGCTGGTACACATTGCTTGAGTGTTAGCCATAGCAGTTCCTTAAATTTGTTGCGTTTCGCCTTGGGCAAAAACGGAGCGTTTCAAAACCATGTTGACAGAACGATGCACCAACTCGCCATCATGCCAATACTCAACCCAGTTGGTTGATTCATTGCTGGTGTCAATTGAACCCTCGCGCTTGTCCAGCAAGGAGTCATCCATCTCGCCCTTTGTCGTGGTCACAATCATTGATTACCCCAAGGTTCTGGCACGGGTCAACAGTGCGCCGCCAGAGGTGGATGCACGGTCATCAGCCACCTGCAAATCAGTCAAAGCTCGTTCGTACAGTCCAGCCCAGACAGGAATTCGGTTGTCGTCCTGCAAGTACGGTGCTGCCTGCAACAAGCTGCCGTAGAGGTAGGCGTCTGGGCTGGAGTCCAGGATGAAGTTGGTAGCGACAGAGCTGGACAGCTTGCTCAACTTCGCGTAGTACACCAACTCGGTTGCGTAGTTGGTGTCAGGCACTGGCGCCAGCCTAAACTGTCCTCCCACCACCGTGAAGAATCTTGGCTTGCCACTTGCACTGAGCCTGGTGGACTCCTGGTTCATTGCGTCAATGGTCAGGAATGTCAATGGAGTGGGTGGGTTGGTGCCTGACAGT